CTTCAGGTGGAGTACCTACCAATAATGGTCAAGGAACCCCACTTGGAAAGATGTCGAGGAGTGATGTGCAATCGCTCATCGCCGCCTCGCTTCAGCAAGGAACTTAAAGCTTAATCTCCTACTAACCAAACAGAAAGTAGGAACGGCAAATGCCAACCAACCTCTCGACTATTGAGTCATACATGAAGGAGGTGTACCAGGGCCGTATCCGCGAACAGCTTAACGATGAAATCGTTGCGCTTAAGCGAATTACTCGAAGCGGCTCAGGTGTCACCAACGAAACTGGTGGAAAGTACGTCACTTTCCCCATCCACACCAAGCGCAACTCAGGTATTGGTTCGCGTCTCGAATCTGAGGCACTTCCGACCCCTGGTCAGCAGGGCCACGCTGCAGCCCGTATCGGGCTGAAGTACAGCTACGGCGGAATTCAGCTCACGGGTCAGGCAATCTCGCTTTCGTCGACCGACGCAAAGGCTTTCGCCCGCGCATTGGACAACGAAGTTGAAGGCCTAAAGAACGACATCAAGAAGGACATGAACCGTCAGATTTATGGTTCGGGTAACGGAGCCATCGGCGTGGTCAAGACGACCTCGACTTCGGTCAACGTCATTCCCGTCACTGACGCTCGCTTGTTCCAGATTGGTGCTGTCGTCGACATCGTTACGCTGCCCGCAACTGTTGCAGTTGCTGGTCGTACCGTCACCGCAATCTCGCTTGCTTCTGGCGCAAACACTGTTACCCTTTCGGGTGCGGCGTTCAACGTCACAGCAGCGCAGATTATCACTCGCACGGGTTCGGGACCCTCTGCAAGCGGAAACCGTGAACTCACGGGTCTCGCTGCAATCATCTCGAACACGGGAACGCTGTACAACATCGACCCCTCGACGGAGCCTGAATGGACCGCCGAAGTTGACTCGAACAGCGGAACTGGTCGCGCACTTTCCGAATCGCTCATGATTAAGATGGTTGACCGTATCCGCACACGCGGTGGTTCGACTACTCTTATCCTGCAGTCGCTCGGTGTTCGCCGTGCCTACTTCGGCCTTTTGTCGCAGTTGCGTCAGACGGTAAACACGCAGGAGTTCACTGGCGGATTCTCGGGACTCGCGTTCACAACTGACCGTGGAGAAATCCCTGTTGTTGCGGATGTCGACGCTCCTCTTGGAACGCAGCACTTCATCAACGAAGACAGCATGACCTTCTACCGCGACGAAGAGTACCACTTCCTCGACCGCGATGGTTCGATGTGGAAGCAGGTTCGTGATGCTAACGGAGATTACGACGCCTACTACGCACGCATGGTTGAGTACCACGAGCTCGGCTGTGACCGCCGTAACTCGAACGGTATGATTCAGGACATCAACGAGGCGTAAGCCTTAGAGGGTGGGGTCAGTCGGCAACGGCTGACCCCATTCTTATGTCTGAAAGGGTAAACTCTTACTATGACCGAAATTGCTATGACTACAGCGCTTACCACCGACCCTCAAGTGTGGAATTCCGAGCGCGGGCAATTTATCAACGAAAATCACCGCCGATTTGCAGAAATTCTATCTGATTTCAAACCAACGTATTCGCTGGTGTTTATCCCAGAAGTTGACCGTACTACTGCTGAAGACCACGCAAAGCCGTTTGCTATCCTCGACAGCCCCGAAGGCGTGCCTGCGTACATTGTTCGGTACATTTCAGCTAAAGAAATGGAAGCACCTGAGAAAATACTTGCATGGTTATTCATGGGCGACACTGTTCGGCACGGAGCAGAGAATGTGTTTAACCGTATTCAGGCTGAAGAGGATGCCAAGAAGCTTTTAGAGCTAAAGAACCGTGAGGATGAGCTTGAAGACATGGCAGACTTTGCTGAGTTTATGCTCAATGGCGGTAACAGTAAACTTCACACATTTAAACATAACGGACAGGTATTTGAACGATGAGCTATAACAACCCTACTAAAACTGTTGCTGATGTTGGGGCGGCAGTCAAACGTATCTTTGGCGACGAGTCAGGTGTACAGCTCGTTGACGGTGACGTTATTATTTGGACAAATGAGGCTCAGCAAGCTATTGCTAGTAGCACAAAAGTACTTAAGTCTAAAGCAACTACACCCTTGACTGCCAACGTCAACACTTACTCTCTGAGCAGCATTAGTCCCGCAATTTTGCAAATTGAAAGCCTGCTTGTAGATGGTCGGCGCGTAGGAAACATGTCAGTTGCTCAGGCTGAGGAAAGCATCTCAACTACTGACCCTCTTGCTGAAGAGACAGGATTCCCTCACTTTTGGTATGAGTGGGCAGGAGAAATTACTTTCTGGCCTCGCCCAAACCTTGACGCAACAATCACAATTCGATACAACGCCCTCCCTACTGTCGTAGATAGCAACACTGATTTGCTTTCTCTTCCCGACGAGTTCTTCAGTGACGTTGTTAACTATGTTTTGGGTAAAGCTTACGAAATGGACGAAAACTCGCCCATGATGAGCTACAAGAAGCAAGAGTTTGATTCTGCCATGTTGGGACTTACAGATGAAGAACGCATTGCCCAAAACATGACCTACGAAACGGTCACTATTTACGACAACTTCTACTAGGAGATTCATGCCTGGGCAACTTATTCCTGTAGGGCCTTTTACTGGAGGGCTTAATACCTACAGCGACCCTTCAACTATTCTCAATAATGAGCTAGTTGTTGCTCAAAATGTTGAGCTGGACTTTGATGGTTCTATCAAGTCTCGCCCTCCGTTTACTAACGAAAACTACAACCTGACTTTAGGGTCTACAGGAAACCTAAATCTTCTAGGTTATTTCTATGACTCATCTGGAGCTGCGATACTTATTGCTAGTAACGGGCTAGACAATACTTATCAATTTACAGGTACTGTTTGGAAAAGCCTTTTTGGTACGTCAGGTACAGGAAAGTTTGCTGCTACTGCGATGACTCAGTTCAATGGGCAAGCTTGGATTTTGGCACCTGTCGGAAGCGCCAACCCTGGAGGTTATTGGGTACCTGATTCAGGCTACGGTGTTTTTACAGCACAGGCTAATATGCCTAAAGGTAACTGCATTGTTGCTCATAAAGAACGTCTCTGGATTTCAGGGGGAGCAACCACTAATCCTTCCAGGATTTATTATTCAGATGTTCGAGGACAAACCTTGTGGGTTACGGTTCCTGACTTCTTTGACGTTGGCTCTGGGGATGGGCAAGCTGTTATCCAAATAATTCTGTATTTCAACGGATTGCTAATTTTCCGCAGTCAAAGTATTTATAGCTATAGCTATTCTGACGACCCAGGAACTACAGGTTCTGTGTCTCAAGTAGTTGGAGGTATCGGTCTTGCCTCTAAAGAATGTGTCGTACAGTACGAAAGCTACGTTTACTTTCTTTTCGATGACCGAGCTTACGAATTTACTAACGGTCGAGCCGCGCAACTAAACATCAAAGTACCTTTTACTGCGACAGACTCTGCCAGTATTTATCTAAAATCCTCTGTGTCCGAATTTAACCGCCGCATTATTTTCTCGCACTACAACACAATGTATGTTTTTAATTTGCCAACTCGTACTTGGACTATTTGGAACACAAGTGTTTATGGCTCAATCGGAAAAATTGTTAAGAAGGCAACCGAGGACTTTGACGCTAAGGCGTATACGCACAGCTCGACATCCGTTACGGGCAGCCCTCGTCTAGCAAAATTGTTGGCTATTTCGGAGAACATTACTTCTGTCGGGGAAAACCCTATCGAATGTGTTATTCAAACAAAAAATTTAGATTACAACGGAAGTTCTATTTACAAAAGACTTTTTTGGTGGGGAGCTGACGTCAAGGCAAAAGGAACCATTACAGCAATCGCTTCCCCTATTATCTATAGCCAGCAAGTCAACTGGGGCCAGCTCCTGTCGACAACCTGGGGCGGACTGCTCAACTTTACCTGGGGACAGCCTCAGTCGCCTCAAAGCCTTGTAGAAACTGTGCGTGTTACGTCAGGTGTTACCCCTGGACGTAAATTCCTCAAATTTCTTAAGAGTCTTCGATTCCGACAGATTAACTTCAAAATGACTATTAACATTGACGGTACTGTAGATACTGCCCCAATGAAAATATTTTCTTTTACTACCTTTGTCAACGCCAAAGAAACAGTATCTAAAGCTATTACATAACGTAGGTCATGCATTAGAATAGACGCATGGCAATCCCTGTTCGTAAGCGTTTTTCCGAGCCCGCAAAAGCGGGTGGCGGATTTAACGCTTATGCGGCAGGAGCTAAGCATTACGGTGCTGGTCGTTCAATGCCCACTGTTGGCAAAATATCTAACAAAGCAGGATACAAAGAACGTGATGTAAAAGCTAAAGCTCGTCGAGATGCTTTAATGCGAAGAATGGGTAAGTAATGCCTGAGTCAGCAGCTTGGTCTCGAAAAGAGGGCAAGAATCCTCAAGGCGGGCTCAATGAAACAGGTCGTCGTTCTTACGAAAAAGAGAACCCTGGCTCGGACCTAAAAGCACCAGTAAAGTCAGGCAACAATCCTAGGCGAGCTTCCTTCCTGTCGCGTATGGCAGGTAACTCAGGTCCAGAACGTAAACCTAACGGTGAACCTACTCGTTTACTGTTATCATTACAAGCATGGGGTGCGTCCTCAAAAGCAGACGCGCAACGTAAAGCGGCAATTATTCGTCGAAGTAAGGAAAAGTAATGCCAGTACCTAAAGGGATGAACCCTAAAGCTTTTTATGCTAAAGAAGAGATGCATAAAAAGGGTGCAAAATCACACTCCGAGGGCTCCAAAGCTGAAAAGAAGGAACACCCTCGCATGAAGGCTATTGCCAAGAAGATGGGAAAGTACTAATGCGTATGACCAAACCTGCTTACAACAAGCCTTCTATGGGAAATAAGCCCATGACGGGTGGGGGCTTTCCTCTTTACCAGAAGCCCACGATGAATGGCAAGCCTGTGACTGGCGGACCTACGCCTAAGCCTGATATGAAACTCATGAAGATGAAGAGCATACAGCGCCGCCTTACTGGAGAATAAAATGGTAAGCGAAGCAAGAAAAGCTAGGCGAGCAGCTCGCCTAGAGAAAAACCTAGCAACTGATAGCGCTTATCAAGCGCAAATCAATGCTATTAATCTTGCGCTTGCAAACTTTCAAAAAGGGCAAGCACTAGACGCTGACATTCGAGGTCAGGACTATAGCGCAGGTCTTCGTAACCTTGGCTTCAACGCTGGTACGGGTACTTTTGACCCTGAAGATAAGTACCAAGGCTACGGTGGCGCTAGAAATGCGGCTCGACAGAATTTTGCTAGTCGCGGCATGCTAGGTTCTTCTGGCTACAATACTGCGGGTACAAACATTGACCGTTCATTTGCTGACCAAAAGAATACTATGGAGCGGGGTCAGCAAAACTATGCAAGTCAGCAAAAGCAAGCTGCTACGGAATACGAAACCGAGGCTAAGAACGCTCAGTTGCTGGCAAAAGAAGCTGCTATTCAACGTCGCCGTCAGGCTCTAACCGCAGGATTGGCAGGCTAGTCGTGGTATCTAACTATCTTCAGGGCCCTATTAATCAGGCTAATCAAAGCAAGAATCCATACATCAATGGCATGAGTCGGTACCCGACAGTTTTTACTGCGCCCCCAATGACTCCTAAAACTCCAGCACTGCCTACAGCAAGCCTATTAAACGCTACCGCAGACCGAATGGCTGGGCCTCCTGCCGCCAGGACAGTTGCTGCTGCGGCAGGTCTTCCAGACTTTATGGCGCAAGCGGCTGCGATGCTGCAGCCTGTCGACTACAGTAGCTCGGCAGAACAGTTTGAGGCTACGGCGGCTAAGGCTCGTTCGCGTATTGCTGCTATGTACAAAGCCCTTAAAGGCGAGCGTAAAGCAGCCACTGATATTTATCAAGGATATCGTGACGATGCTAAAGCCAGTATCGATGCTTCTGCTGAACAAGCAGCTGCAGATATTGCGGCTGGTTACGACAGCACTAACCAACTTCGTTCTGAGGAAATGGCAGCGCTTGGAATTGCCGATGCATTGGCTCAAAGCGCCTCGGTCAACATGAATGAAGACCGTGCGTACAACACGGGAGCCGCCGCAGAATTAGGCAAATCCTACTCAAGTGCTAACGAATTAGGTCGAGCCGCTGACCTTGCGTACAACGAAGGCATGATTGGCGCAGCTGGGTTTGCAAGCGCTGAGGGTCAGGCACAGATTGACCAGCAGTTGTCTAACCTCTTGGCTAACCTTGCTATGAAGCAGCAGGAAGCCAACGCTCAAAGCCCCGCACAGCAACTTAACTACGCTCAAGGCTTGCAAAGCATGTACCAGTCACAGCAACCTGTCGGTCTTACTGCGGCAGAACAGTTGGACGCTGAGAAGTATAAGTCAAGTCTTAAAGACTCTGAGCGAAACGCTTTCCTCACAATTTTGGAGGGGTACCAGAGAAATAACGACCCCGAAGCCTTTGCTAAAGCAGCGGCTGACATGGCGCGATTGAAGACCACTGGGCTCTTCGGCTAACGGATAGGATAGGCATATGGCCTCGAAAGGACAGCTCCCATCCGATGCGGTAGTCAAGTATTTAGCAACCCTAAAAACTCCTGCGTCTACTACTGACTGGTCTAAAATTTCGGGCGGTACTTCTGCCACTAATTCGTATGACTCGGATGCCTCCGACCAGGACTTTCTGTCGTGGCTAGGAGACATTGTTTCGCGCCCTCTTTTTGGTGTTACGGAACTTGCTAACTCTGTTGTTGATGTTTTTGACCCTACAAAGAAAAACATTGACCCTCTAGCTAAAGCTTGGAACATTGCTACGGCTGTACCTCGCGGTATTTTCTCTACCGACCAGGCAGACAAAGCGTACACGGGCGACACCCTAGAGCGCATCCAAGATGTTGTAGGTAAGAACACCGACCCCAAGTATGTCGACACGGCAAACAACCTTAACCCTGTAGGTAAGGGAATTATTGGTTTTGCAGGTGACGTGCTCCTTGACCCTTTAACGTGGGTTCCTGGAGGGCAGATAGTCAAGGCTGGGCAAATGCTTCGCAAGGGAGCTAAGACAGCCACGGGAGCTATTAAGCAAGCTACTGCTGCTAAAGCAACTAACGCGGGCGTGGCAGCCGCTGAAGAAATTGTGCCTCAAGTATCTAAGTTGGTCAATGAGTCTGCTGTTTTGCAGGACGGTCAAGCGGTACTTAAACAGGGCGAGCCTACTCCTATCTCAGACGCAGTTAGCGGCACTTTTACCGAAGGCCCTAAAAACTACAGCTTGACTGTCTTCGATAGCGCCGCCCCCAAGAAAGGCGTATACAACCAGGGTCGTAGCGCAGGGCAGTTCTCGACAGAAGCTGAGGCTCTCGATGCGCTTGCCAAAATTAAAGCTGAATCAAAAAATGCTTGGGACGATGCTTTAGGGCAGGGCAGCAACAAGACCGCTTTTAAACTTCCTAAAAACGCGGCTACTTACAAAATTGAGCCTATCCTGCAGGCTATCGACGAAGCCCCCTCGCTTCGCACAATGATTCAAGATGCTGCTTCCCCACAAATCCTTACACAGGGGCGTAGCGTAATTAAGCAGATTATGGATGGGATGGACCCAGAAAAACTGTATACGTCCTCTAAACCTTTGGACTTAGCGGAATTTAAAGACAGTTTGCTTACAGCGTCTGCGGATAGCGGCTTTAAAGCGTTTGGTGTCGAGGGTCAGAGAATTGCATCTAAGTTTGCTGAAGCAATGAACTCAATCGATGAAGTTACTTACAACAACTTTCTTAGCATCCAAGACCAGCTTTCAACGATTCGTTACGGTTCGGCTAAAAGCACTGGCTTTAGCGCAGTGGCAGAAGAGACCTTTGACCAACTTGTTAAAGGAACTCTCAAGCCTAAGACTCCTGCTGACGCAGCAGCTATTAAGTTCTATAGAGAACTTCAGAATAAGCTGTACGCGCTTCCTGGTGTTGGTCGACTTACTAAGCAGTTTGATAGGGTAGCAAGCGGTAAATACTCTTCTTACCTAGAGAAGTTCAATAGCGGAAAAGCTGTAAACATCTTGGGTCAAACAGTTGACGACTTAAACAAAATGTCCGCTCTTGAGACTTTCCGCGCAATGGCGGCTATTGATTCGACAGCGCTAAACAGTATTTTTGGTAAAGAAGCCATGAAGCTGATGATGAAGAATCAGACCGCCGAGTCTTTTGCTTCCACCATGAAGTCCATCAAGGCTATTTTCTATAAGTCTGGTTTGCTAGATGACAACCTAGTCAAGGTTGGCGTAATGGCTGATTCCAAAATCAACATTCAAATTGAGACACTTAAAAACTTGGGTGTTGACTACAGTACCTATAAAAATCGCCTAGCTCAGGGCGGGTCTACGTTGGCTAACATGACAGCCAAGGAACTTGCAACTAACCCTAGCGTTGCTGAAATTTCAGCTCAAATGCTTTCGGATGTTACAGAAGATGCTTTCCAGAACGCAGCTAAGATTGCAGGAATCGAAGGTACTGACCCTACTGTTATTCGTCGAATTATTGACGACATAATTCCTAATGCTTTGACTAAAGTTCTCGAAGCGTTTAATTTCCAGCGTCAAAAAGAGCTGTATAAAGCCACGATGACGACTAAAGGCATTAAGAGAACTAAAGAAGGTATTGGTGAAGGCATTGGTGTCGACCCCAAGCGCTACACTTCATACAAAATGAATGACGCTTTTACTCAGGTCAACAAAGATGTTGAAAAACTAATTGATGACATGAACGTCAAGGGTCGCAAGCTTTACGGCGAGGACATGGCTGCTGCCAAACTTCAGTACACCACAGCAGTTATGCGGCTCATGGATGAGGCATTGCGTAACTACGGTATCCCTATTCACATGGAGTTGGGCACTACCCGTAAAGCAGTCAGCTTTGCAGAAGCTATTGACATTATTGCTAAAGCTAAGCACCCAGACGACATTGCGTCGGAAATTACGGGGCGAGTAGCCAAATTTGGCAGTGTGGGTAAGAACGCTCTGTATCTCATGCTCTTCAATGCGGATACTAGGGTTCCTCCGACAAAACTTATGGACGCAATCGTCACCATGTTGGCTGGCGGTGGGCGTGAGGAAGTAAAGGCAGTACTTAAGAGCACACTTACTCGTGAAGGCAAGCCTGGTGGTTTTCAAAATGCTTTTGCCTCTACAAACATGGGCCGTTTCATGTTTCAACCTAACGGTAAATGGAAGAAAACTACTGTTGCAGGAGCTCAAAAGGGAGCAGCTAAAGAAACTGGTACGGGTAACTACATTGAGTGGAATTCCGACAAAGTTCTTGACCAAGTTCTCGACATCTTGGAGTCTTCTAAGGAAGAACTTGCCGCCCTTAGCGCCACAAACTTTAAGCGATTCCAGCAACAGGTTGACGCTGACGTTACGGTACTTAGTAACAACATCCTCAAAGACCTCGATGCAATGTCTAAAGACCCCTCGCGTATCGCTGACTTGTTTAAGTTCTTGGTCGACCCTGGAGCTGCGACTATGGCAAAGGGTGCCGCTATTGGTGCCTCAGACGCAGCTGTCGCAGCAACTTCAGCCAAGGTAGAAGCAGCTGTTGGAGAGTTTGGGCACAAGGCAGCTGTCAAAGCGGAAGCTAAGGGTAAGGCACTTGAAGAAGAAGTGCTCAACAAAACTAACAATGACGCTCGTGTCGAAGCTAACATTCAAGCGTTAAACGTAGCCGAGGAAGACCTCAATAACCTGAAAGCTACCGAAGAGCTTATTGATTCAGACAATGTTGCTGTTTACGACACATCGCGCCCAATCAAAGACCTAGATACAGACATCAACGGCAACATCAACGCTGGCTGGTTCCACAGCCTTCGTGGCGGTCTCAACAGAATGTTTAATTCTTCGTATGTCATGGGTCCTGAGCTTCGGGCAATGTACGAAAGTAGCGTCAGCCTTGTACGAACGATTATTAGCAATCGTGTTAATGCGTTGCGTGTTTTGGCTAAAAAGTTTGACCGTACCGAATTAGAGCAAGCATTTAGCGATATTCAAAACATGAAGGCTGGTTACAAGCCGACTAACCCTCGGGCTAGAGAAGCCTACAATGAGCTGTTTAAGCACATGTCAGACTATTTTGACACCTCGGCTACAAACCTGCTATCACACCCCATTTTCCGCACGGGTGTCGGAATTGAACTTCTTAATAAAACACTAAAGGGTTTGGATGTTCTAAACCTTGGCGGTGCCTCTAAGTACACAGAAGACCTTATTGACCTGGACTTGGCGCAGAAGATGGTGTACGACGGGGTTGCGCCTGACCTCCTTGCTGCTGCAGCTTCGCAGTGGCGTACCTGGCCTGTAAAAGACCCCATTGACTTCCTGCAACGTCTGGATACTGTCGCGGCTCGTGTAGCTGGCGATGTCAATGTTATGGCTTCCTTTGTTCGTGACGGCAAGCGCATGGGCTTTGTGTCAGAGAAGCCTATGGCTGGTTACGTCAAGCTTGTAAACACCAAAGATGGTCGCCTTACTGGATTGCTCCCTGCTGGCATTTATGTGTCTGAAGAATCAGCCAAAATGTTTAATCGCCTCGAAGAGGTAGCTACTGGCGGAAGCCGTTTGCGTGGCTCCTTAGGTGACTTTATTCATAACTACTATGACCCGATTCTTAACCCCTGGAAGATTGGTATGACTATCAATCGACCTGGACACCACCCTCGTAACTTTATTGGTGACGAGTCAATGACCTGGGTAGCTGAAGGCGCTCGCAACTTCTTAGAGTCGGGTTCTATATCGTGGCAAATTCTTGCTCGCCGTGGAACTGACCCCGAGGCAGGTGTCGATGCCGTCAAGGCTTTGAACAGCTTGGGCGACATCAAACCTGTAAAGGGCGGAGATGTCGTATCAAGTGGGCACTACGGAAAAATTACAAACAACCAACTAGAGCAAGAAATTTTTGGTCGCGGCCTTCTTATGGCAGCAGATGTTGTCGAAGATGTTTTCCCCGCTGAAGGTGCTGCCAGCGCTTTGCAAAAATTTAGTGATGTAGTCAGCCTTAAAGGCACTCTCTACAACCGTGGCATGTCTAAGCTTTCAGAACTTCGTGACCACTACTCGCGCATCAAACATTTCTCACAGATTGTGCTCAACGAACAAGCAGATGCGACAAAGCTTGTCAACAAGGGCAAAAAGCCTCGCTTTAAGACTCAAAAAGAGTTATTTGATTATGCGGCTTTGCGCGTCAAAAAGTTTCACCCAGACCCGACAATGCTGACCAAGGGCGAGCAGTACCTTCGCCGCGTGTTCCCGTTCTACACTTGGCTTAGCCGTGCAATCCCTGCCGTTGTTGCAAGTTCCATAGTTAATCCTGGGCGAGTAAGCGTATTCCCTAAAGCGAGCTATAACTTAGCTATCGGAATGGGGCTAAATCCCGACTCGATGTATGACCCCTTCCCTGAAGACCAGATGTTCCCTAGCTTTCTTACACAAAAAGCTTTAGGCCCTCAGTGGCAAATGGGCGGTAAATACTACGGAGTTAACCCTGGCTTAGCCACTGTCGATATCGGCGCAACACTCACATCAGGGCTTCCTAATGCTGACCCTAACTTTAACATCAGCGGGGCCCTGTCACCGCTTAGTGCCTTAGTAAGCCCTATCTTTAGTATTCCTGTTGAGTTGATGGCGGGCTCGCAGCTCGACAGTGGCTCTCGAATCAAGGACTACAGCGACTATATTGATTCACAGATTCCTTACATTAACTATGTATCGAGCATTTCAGGCGTAAGTCCTACAGGTTCAATCGTGTCGCTACTTCAGGGCAAGGGACTTGACCCTAACTATCAAACTTCGGCAGGAAATAATGATGCTTGGGATAAGGGAGTCTCAGCAACCAACTTTTTGTTTGGTATTGGACTTACCAACTACAGCCGACCTAACTATAAGAACCTCGCGCAGATTGAAAAACGAAACCGCGAAGCAGCGAAAGTGAGTACTCGAAGTGCCTTCTAACATGGAACAACAAGCAGCTGACTTCTCTCGTCAGCAGCAGGAAAAATTCTTTGCAAACCCTGAGACGACAGGTAACAACACGTTTATGCCTGGGTATCGGGCAGTGGCTCAGCAACCTGTTTTTGTCGATACTCCGCAAACTAATCAATCGTATTCCTATCGGGGACTCGACAATGTTAGGGACAGTGTTGACCAAATCAACGCTATGTATCAGGCAAACATTCAGCAGCGCCAGCAGCAGTTGGCTGATTCACAGCTAGATTCGCAATCCACCGCGATGGCTCAGGAGTATTCTTCGGGCATCCCTGTCGGAGGCTTGGGCACTGGCAAAAAGATTGACTACAGTACGCTAAGCCAATCGCGTCAGAATCTTCTCAAGAACGCACAATCTTATGTTGGTAGCCCCTATGTATTGGGCGGAACCACTAAGCAAGGAATTGACTGCTCGGGATTAGTAATGAATGTTTACAACAAAGCTGGTTTTGATGTAGGGCAGCACAGCGCTACCTGGCAGGGTCAAAGTATTCCTGGTGTACGCACTACTGTAGATAAATTACGCCCTGGAGACTTAGTAGCTTGGCGTGACGGCAGTCACATTGCTATCTACGCAGGAGACGGTCAAATTATTGAGGCGGCTAATACTCGCGTAGGAACTGTACAGCGTAACATTTGGGCAAGTCCTGACCAAATATTTGGTATCAAAATACGACTTCCTGGAGATATGCAGGCTCGTAAGCAAGCAGAGGCAGCGGCAGCTGCTGCAGCTTTCCGTAGCAAGCCGCCTACATCGGCTGACCGCATGTCGGGAGAAAGAGTTTCTCGCCCCGTAAGCAACACTGCGACAGTGGCTAACAAGAGGTCTGCTATCTAATGACTGGGGAGCAATTCAACGCGCTCGTAACGGAATACGGGTGGGTTATTGCCGTTTCTATAGTATTATTTGGATTCTTCGCAATGCTTGGAAAGGCGTGGAATAGTATCGTAAAATTTGTCAAAGTAGTAGATATTCTTATTGACTTGCCTGACAAGCTCCAGGCTATTGAAGACAAGATTCAAGGCATCGAGCACGAGGTCACGACAAACTCTGGCACAAGCATCAAGGATGCTATAAAGCGTATAGAGGAACGTCTCAATAGAGAGGCTTAGGCTGCAGCAGTCCTTGTGTCTCTAGGTAGTAATACCCATGATTGTACGCATCAATGTCATGGCTTTTGCTGTGATTGCTGGGGCGACTGACTCCTGAATGTAGGGCCGCGACAGTCAACACTGTGGGTTGTTGCAGTATAAATTTAGCTTTATGCTCCTTGGCAACAAGTTTCAAAGCGCCAATTACTTGCACAGCTACAAAGCGGCTACCTGTCTGCGCTACTTGTCTACCTCCGCGTAGCCTGTAGTCTTCACACACAATGGCTTTAATGTTTCCCGTGAAACTATTTAGCTTCTCTAGGAGTTCTTCAAAAGGAAGAGCCTCGCGAGATAAAAAAGTACCGTCGTCTTCCCAGTACGCTATACCTGTCGTATCGCCAGGGTCAACACTTAGAATCATTATTCTCCTACCCAGTAGCCTACATCCACAGCAAACTTGACATCGAACTTAGTGTCGCCTGTGACGGCATCTACGTTCTCCATTACAGTACGAATACGCTTCATGTACTCATCGACAAGTTCGGTCTTAACCTCAAAAGTAATCGAGTCATGCACCTGCAAAAGCATGTGGCAGTTCTCGGATTCCAGTTCCTCATAGCACCGCACCATGATGCGCTCTACGATGTCTGCCGCACCTCCCTGAATAACTGAGTTCATGGCTTTGTAGCCATCGTTCTTGTCCTCGAAGTGGCGCTCGCGTCCTGTCCATATCTTGATGGTGCCTGTGGAGTTGACCTTTTGAGTGCATCGCTCAT